AGTAATTGGGGTATTTGGAGAAACTACATCAATAGTTGCCCCCTTCGGATACATAGTCGTATAACCAGGCAGATACTCAAAATTCTCTACAAGTTCTACATTAACATAGTCATTGCTGAAGAGCTTCGGTACCTTTCTAGCTCTATATGCCCTATCTTGCTCGGTCTTGATATCAGGCATCTGTGTAACCAACATCACACGGCCAACCAGTTCACCCTGTGTAGGAATTCGTATTACGCCGCTCTTACCAAAATCAGGCTTCGTATCAAAGTCAATTCGCGCCCAAGCAGTTCCGTATCTTCCAGCCTTAACAATTACCGTTAAAAAAGCACCCAAATCAGGCTGCTCCTCAGGTGGCTGTAGGCGTTTATCCTGGACTCCTGTTGAGACAATTTTGAGTAAACTCGCCACCATCCTTCCTATTAATCTAGTTTGGAATGTTTATGCTTCGCACAAAGCCGCGGATCCATGGGATTCTTCATAACTGCGCTACAGACACAGGCATTTCCAGTCTTCGTCTTAGCCTCACACTTGTATGCCATAGACGCTCCACGTCTCACCTTATTTGCCATCCACGCTCGCGAAGACTCATCAAAGAACTCAGCAGTAAATTCCTCGTTTCCTGTTGACATCTTTCTGTACCTAATAATTTGGCCAGCTGCCAAATCAATTTTAATCAATAAATACCCTGTTACAGATACCGTTTCCGAAACGTACCCACTGGAAGGCAAAGACAAACACATGTACTTCCCACTCTGTATCAGATGACCCCCCTGGAGGTTTTACATCTAAGGTGAGACGGAGTGAACTCAAGCGACTCGCATTAATACTGCCGGTCGGGTCATGCTCGCCTGGACTCTTCGCAAACGAGTATCCATAAATATATGAATCATATGCCACCTTCCCTGACTTATGCGCTCGTGAAATGTGAGAACGAAACCAGGCCTCATCCTGACTTATAATATCCTGACCATTTGCCTGAATCTTCGCAGAGGATAACAAGGGCTCTAGAGGGCAGAATACAGGGTCATAGTCCTTTTCAAGAGTTGCCGAATAATTTGTCCAGTCATTATTCATTGTTATGGCACCCTTTCTTCTCAAGAACCATACGATCTCTTCAACGGGCTGATTCGCTTCTAGGGGTAACTGAATTCTAATAAGATCATCACTCGTCTTATTTACAACATACTTGAGTGGCTCTGTGAAATCAAACTGCTGGATCTCACGAAAGGGGCGTTCAAAAGGCTGCCGTAAGAGCATCTCACGGTAAGGACCATCCACGAATATACCGCTTGATAGAAGCTGTATACCTTTTAAGGCGGGTGGATCTTGACCAGTTGGTACAAGTCTAGCTATATTATATGCCGGTCGCGTGTCATACATAAGGGTTGTCTTAGCAAGAGGTGTATCTGTACATGACGCCCTCTGCCCCGAAACAATTCTAACAATCTGATCAAAGCGCTTTAATCTAATGCGGACTCTCATAGTTCCAGCACGACAAGCAATGAGTGGAAAGGTTGCTGTTAGGCGCTCACGTAACATAGAAAATAGAAGAGGTACAGTAATCCACGCGTCATCGGTCGGAAGGTGTCTAGTTCCATCCCAGGCCTTTACATCACCTATTGATTTACGTCCAATAGTATCTGATAGCCCAATCTGTGTATTCATATCGGGAAATAGCAAGGACACTACATTGATAGAATCACCTGTGATCTTCTCAAGAACCTGATCATCCACTTCTAGAGTGGCATCCTCCAGAATCGCGGTTCCAAGCGAATTAACATAGGTCCAAGCATCATTTTTATCATTGAAGATATAACTGCCCGTATTGAGGTCGTTACGTACGAGATCTGTGAACCAGTCACCAAGTTTCAGCTGAATAAAAAGACCCTGAATAAGATCACCACAATTTAGATCTCCTATTTCAAATACAAACATCTGACCAAGCTCAGCTGGCCCACGAAATGTAAATTCACGGAAGACGGAAGCCAATGGAATTGTTCTTAGAGTGTCATCGCGACTAAATCTTGTTATATTAGTCGTCAATGGAAAAAGTATATTGTCTTGTATATCACGACTTACTAAATCTAACAGAGTCGTTGCTGGCCCTCTGGGCTGTTTTGTTCCATATGCGTCTCGGGCACTAATGTCCATCTACTTAGTCCCTGTGCTTCCGAAACCACCCTCGCCCCGCACGGTCAGAGGGAGATCCGCCACATAATGTACCTCCTTGATGTAGCCGAGGCCTGGAGCAATGACCTGGAATAGACGTGTGCCTGCCTCAATGGAAGACAGTGTAGATCCTACAGAGATGAGGGGAGCCTTCAACTCACCTCTGTATGACTTGTCAATAATTCCCCGACTATTTGCCATAATGAATCCAGTCTTGTAAATGGATGAGCGTGGCTCAAGAGTGAAGTGAGAATCCTCAACTATCTCAATACCCTCCCCAGCAGATGTATAAGAGATCATACGCCCCTTAACACCAAGTGGTACGAGAGTGGCAACAGTGCTGGGAGTCTGGTTTACAACAACCTTCAAGTCATATCCAGCATTATCTGCGGATAGCTTCTCAACCGTACCTACAGAAGGATAGAAGGAAGCGCCTTGCTCAGTAACTAGAAGCTGAAGAATGTAATACGTCTGGGACATACTTACTTTAGTTGGTAGGCGGTGGGTCAAATTTTCACCCTGGTAAATTAGCCAAAAAATTGAGCCCTACCCCACGTCAAGTGATAAGTATAGAAAGATGCCTACCAAACTTGATATCCTTGAACCCGGTTGCTGCTGCGTCCGTCGCCATCCAGTGTACCCAGAGGTACATTTGATGGAAAACTCAATTATCATGACATTCTTCGCAGTTTGTGCGGTTATTTCAGCACAGATTGGAAACAGTAACGGAATCCTACTTTCAGGATTTACTTGCGGGTATGGTCTGATTCTTGTATGTTCCTCCTACGTAGATGTACAGCGTAAGTACTATGAGAGACTTGAGAGGGAGGAGATTGAAACGGATGGATTCTCAGAGGCACCTGAAGTGCCAGAGGCACCCGAGGCACCTGAGGTACCTGAGGCACCTGAGAAGAAGGACGCCGGCACTGAGACCAGTAGTGAGGAGGGTGACGATGCCAGAAGTGAGTACTCTGACGCCGCATCTCAAGTAAACTTTGACAACGATGTATCACCCCTTCGTCGCCGCCGTGTAATTAAGATCAAGAAGACAGCTGCCGCAGCACTAGAGCTGAGTCAGGAGGACCGCGTCCTACAGCAGCTTCGCCAGATTGAGAAGGAGGTTGCTGAGAGAAACGCTGCGCGAGAGGCTGAGGCGGCAATTATTGTTGCTGCTAGGAACGCCTATAAGGCTGTAGCAGATGAGAAGAAGGATTAATTCGCAAATCTCAAAGTACCCCTCTGATCTTCTACGTTATAGACACCCCAACCAACACAAATAACACGCATAGTCACTTTTTTCTGTCCATTCATAGTGGAAGGCAGTGTATCTTGAATATCCATCCAGAGCGTTGGCTTATCAGCGCTTGAAAAATTAAGAGTGCCAGATGGCTTTCTTTTTTCAGGTGCTCTAAACCCATACGCCGGCCCTACGCTAAATGAAATCCACGATATAGGTATACCAGGACATTTTTCGCACTTTACAAGAGGTGATAGCTGCTGCCAGACATCCAATGCCCAAGGTTTCTCACGTTCCTTTCCTGCCACCATTAATTTCAATGTATTATAATACCCTGTACCTACTGGATTTACCAGATTCCACAACTGATTTCTCTCAACCCAATACTGACTCTGAAACATGATTAAGATGCCTTCTGCTGGATGACGTCCATCTATGCGCTTTGTAACATATGATGCTACGCCATTTCCAACCGCGATATAGTCCGTCGGATCCAAGCTTAGTGTATTCTCAAACGGCCTCAGAAAGGGGATCTCAGTTGGCGTCTTTTTTAGAATTGCCTGATTATCAGATCTCAGATAGCGCTGTGTAGTCTCCAATGTAATAAGTGGCTTTCCAATTTGTTCCCTTGTTAGTGGTATTATAGATGTCTTAACACCCTGCTTATTAGTATAACTCAGATCAGATCTGGTCCATGGAGTGGGTTTAACATCGCCATTTGAACTCTCAACGAGGTCTTCTAGCCTACGAAGCTTACATCTAATTCTATACTTCTGACCCGGAAGAGCAACAAGTGGTAGACCTCCATCATCTGGATGACTACATCCAATAAGAGGTAGACGTATAACAAGTTTCGCAGGTGCGGCATTTCTCTGTATTTCAAGAGCCGATCCACCGTGTCCTCCTAATTCCTTCATAGCGAGTGCCTCTTGATTCAATGAACCCTGTAAATGGGTCCACGCATACAGGAAATCTCCCGTAAACTCCTGTAAGAGAAGCTGGTCCTGATAGAACTGGATCTGCTCAAACAAAAATGCGCCCACTCCCTGGGTGTAACCGTACCTTGTGCCAGAAGCATCTGCGATGACTGTTGTAGTATTAAGAGGTGCCACTTTTATGGGAAGCCACGTAGGAAGTTCAACACAAAGTGCCGCTGATATAAGTACATCACCGAAAGAGTCAACTTCCCAT